CAAACTATGGATGGACTTAAGTACTATGGTCAAGAGATAGGTAAACGAATTAGTAATCTAATTACAAATGGTGTGGTAGGAGACAACTTTGGTAAACAATTTTTAGCTAGTACTGCTTCACGTATTTCAAGTGCCAGTGGTATAGCAACAAGCACCCAGTTTAGTACCAACGCATTGCAAACTTTTGAAAACAAGTTTAATGAAATTGCTAAAGAAGCTGCTGAAGCAAGGAATCAAAAATCAAGACTTCTTGCTACAAGAAAGTTTCACCTGACTGTGCTTGCCTATGAACTTGCTGCTACAATTCAAGGGGGAACAGGCGGCAGAACTATATCTGACCAAGACGTACAACTTATATTTAGCTCCCTGAATCAGGACTTTGCTACTACTCCTCAAGCACAGGCAGCATCTATTCAAGCAGCGATTGCCATGATTGATGAAATACGGGTACAGTCGTTGTATTTATCAAGGGATAATGTAAAGGACAACGCAGCAGTTGCTATTGCAAATGAGTTAGTAGGAACAGCGACTCCTTTGGTTAGTATTTCAATGACTGTAGACGATGGTATTCTCGCAATGACTACCAGACTAGGTCAGTTGAATCCTCAACTAGGACAAGACGCTGACATTGAAAATGTGGTAACCGACGAAGCTATACTCAGATCTGTAAATCTTAGACGGAGTATAAAGAATGCACAAAGAAAAGGTAAAGATAAGTTACCGCCAGCCTTAACTATCGATGATGCAAAGAAAATGCCTGAATATCAGGATGCTCTAAAATCTATGCAGAAACAACAAAAGGGGTAGTACACAGTATGTCTCAAGATGGGTTTTCAATATTTGACGCATTAAAAGGTAGTCCAGCAACATTAGCAGAGGCTGTAACTGCTCCTTTTAGTGGGTCCCTTGCTACTAAAGTTCTTAAAGATGAACCCTTGCCAGAGCCTACTGTAGCGGTAAGGTCGTTTGACAAGCTGCCCAGTGGAGAACCTGATCCTCGCGGTCAGAACTTTCCCTACGCTATACCCTTCTTTACTCCGGGGGCCGGAGATCAAAGTTTAGGAACTCTTAAGTACGACACAGAGGGATTTGGAATAAAGATTTCTGAATCACAGAAGCCGTTTCTTTCCAGCGAACCTGCTCTGACAGATGACCCGGAAAAGATAACAACAAAATTTAGTGATCCATTTCTTCTTACACAGACAACAATAAAAAGAGATCGGCCTATTAAGGTAGGTGCGTACGACAAAATAACTCCCATAATTTCTATAGATGACGTACCAGAAATAGCGGATAATCTGTTATCGTTTGATGCTGTTGAAGGGTCTGACGGTAAAATATATAACTTTTCAGAATTTAAGGCTGGTACTCTTGAAGAACGTAAAGAACTTGTTAATCAAGTCGGGGGAGTTAGAGTTGGTATAGGATTTACTCCTACTAACAGTGACGAAACCAATTATGATATGGTTGACATAGACTACTTAAAGTCTACTGTCTTCGATGAAAATTACGAAAGAGTAATGGAACAAGTAGACGATAAGCTACTTAAAATACCATATGCCCCAGACAGAATCAACCGTAACCTTATGATTAACTCAGGAGTAGATGAAGACACCAATCGCGCTCTTTTTGCTAAAAGATTTGATGAAATGCTCATTGCGGCGGGAGAAACAAACGCCAGAAACCGCGCAGGAATTATTTTACACCACGTTAATTTACCACAGTTTGGTGGATATGGGTACGGGGATAAATCTAAATTAGTGGGCATAACAAACGAAGTTGCTAGGTATGGTCTTACTGGTCTTGCTTATATTTTCGGAGAAGCATACCAAGCACTGATAGGCGATTTGGAAGTTGGGAACTATAATCTGTCTGACTCTGTGGATCGTCAAGCGTGGGTAGATACTTTTGTTCCTAAAATGCCAGCCTTGATACAAGACAGATACACACAGTTAGGTTTGAACGTATCCTATCCTGTTGCGGAAAGAATTGCTCGTAGATTCTCAGGAATTGCATCTGCGGCTGCTGCTATCGCTGTGGAAGTAAAAGGTGGCACTGCTCCTGCAACAGCGCGTAAGATTGCTGCTGGTGCAAAAGAAGCAAAGTTATTTGACGAGTTTAGAAAAAAAGAAGAAAAGCTTTACCCTGATGCTGAACCTGAAGACATAATGCGTAAGTTTCAAACAATACGAAAAAGACAAATTGGAAAGATGTTTGGCTATACTATAGATACGGGTCTTATGGTAGAGTCTGTCAAAGACATAAAACTTATCGGGGGAATTGCAGGTATCGTTGAAAAACCAATTGCTTTCATAAATGGTATGCGTACATCTAGTCGTTTTAAAGCAGGAATGCACTTGGAAGACGCAGCTATGGCTGCAAGTAATCGTACCGAAGTACGAAACATGGCTAGATACTACTCAGGTTTACAAGGCCAACGACGGGCTTTACTGGATCGTCAAAAGTCCCCGAAGGGACTATCTTTCAAGGACTCACAGCGTCTGGATGATGTTAATAAAAAAATACACCAGACTAAAATAGAACTTCGCAAAACTGTAGTAGAATCCGAAATTCCTAAGTTTGTTAGAGAAGCTAAAATTCAAGACGCTTGGGTTATAGTGGGAGCGACAACTGGCAATCAATTTGCCGAAATATACGGCGGCGATCCTATGTTGGGAGAATTTGTAGGGGGTGTAGTGGGTATTGTCTACGGTATGGTGCGAGACAAAAACCAAGCAGCAAAGTTGCTTAAAAAGTTTGACACAGAGGACATAAACGAACAAGATTTAGACCTTGCAGGTTTAATCCTACAGAACATGCAAAACTTTAGCCCAGAATTTCAAGCAGCTTTGAAGACACGAGTCAAGTACTTCAACGGTCTTCGCCAAGAATTAATTGCAAAAAATGTAAACCCGGAATTATTAGACACATCAACAACTAGAATATTTGGTTTATCTCTTCTTCAGACTATTGAAGAGGGACAAGCTCTTGACATACACGGGCCAACAGCAGCAGCTTTCAACGGTAACGTGGAAGGTCTGACAAAGAACCTACAGCAACAGCAAAAGCTTCTGGTTGGACTTCGTAGTACCCTAGAAGAGTTACGCCTGATAGAGGGTGTGGACGTAGAGGGTAATCCTGTAAACAAACTGTATGAAACTGTAGAAGCAGCAGTAAAGTACGCAGATGGAACCACTGAACAATTAAAGAGTGACCTTGAGGTTTTAGGTAGAACCTATGAAAAGTATGTAACGGGTGCAATTCTGGGTGGCGACGAAAAGCTAAGTTTCTTAGATCAGGGTTCTGACGGCGAACTAACGGCTGCTTTTGATAACCTATCAAAGCACAACATATCAAGAGTAGACAATTCTAGCATAGATGCCATACAGGATGAAGCAAGGCGAACTTCCGACGTACTTTCCTCAACTATTGCTGCAAAAAGTAAACAAATTGGTCGTATGTTACCAACTCAAAACGAAGTAAATGCACAAGTTAAAGGTACAATTGCAAAAGGAACTATATTTAAACCCGGACGGGGCGAACCCAAACTAAGTGAGATTGATACAGCAGGAGATGCTCTTTCTGCCTTAATTGAAAATGCAAACGTAAGAGAGAAGAATATAGCTGCTGCTCCTTTTCGGCAGCTTGATAACTCTTTTCTCTATACAGCCGACGGAAAACTGGTAAGCAAACAGGGTGCGTCAACAGATGCTGGTCCTGTTATAGATGAGATGTTCAAGCTTCTTGGTAAAGACGAAGGAGTTATGATTCTTCGTCAAATGAGTGGGAAAACTGTTTCAGCTACCAATACAAGAAAAATGTTTGATTTCCTTAACACTGCAGCCGGATCGTTTGTGGATGATACTGCTCAAAAATTAGGTAAGGATGCAAACGAACTTAGAGAGGAAATTTTAGCAAGTGCAGGTTCATCTCGTGACAAGAGTATACCTGAAGACTTGTTTATTGCTCAACAGATTAGAAAAGATGCTGCTGAAAAAGGAGTAGAACTTGGGGTGTTACCCATTAACTTCCAACAAGCAAAAGAATTATCTTCTGCCTTGAGGGAGATAGAGTTTAAGGCACCTGACGCTGCTACAATGTCCTACCAAAAATTAGGACTCAAGGCTGACAACCTTTTGGATAATTTTGAAGTAACAACAACCTCTGGTATGAGAGTTCCAGTAGGACAGTTGTTTATTAAAAATGATGATGGTAGTCTTAAATCTACCGTAGAAGTCCTTGAAGATGGTAACAAACTGTGGTCAGACTACAAGACACGATTTTACAATGATGAGAAAATAGGTAAATGGTTAGGGTGGAAAAGTAAAGATGGCAGGTTACCTAGAGAGTTATCTCCTGATTATCCTCTGGGTATAGACTATGGGGATAATAAACCCACTAGCTGGCTAAACTTTGAAAACATCTCCACCATGTCAGACGGAGAAAAGAAGAAAATTACAAGCTCCCTGCAAGAAGCGATGGGAGTACTACAGCCTAACCAAACTCGCAGAATAGATTTACGAACTGCTGATGGAAAGGCCATGAAATCAGTATTGGAAGCTCACGCAAGGGAATGGATGCAGGAAACTGTACGTAGTGGGAAGCCGATTGACTTTAATGAGTTTCGTAGAAAAGCAAACAGCTTACAAGATACTTTTGAGGGCGTGGATGCTGATGGTAATAAAACAAAAATACTAAATATTGATGATGTTATGCGGGATGTCTTCCCTGATTTTGGACCAGATGCAATAGATGAAAAACACTTCAATGCAGCCATGTCACAAATAGAGCAATTTGCAAAGGGTCAATCAGCTAAAATAGCCAAACAGACTAAGAAAGTTATAAAGGGCTACGAGGAGACAACAGCTTACTTGCAAAACATTTCTCGTACAAAGCTTGACTCTGGTAACGTTGGTTCCTTTTTAATATCAGGGGGTATCGGGCGAGTTAACGATGTTAAGGCTCACCTTAAAAAGGCAGGAAGAAGCGAAGAGGATGTAAACTCAATACTGACTGCTCTACTGACTGAGGAAATAAACAGGAAAGCCTTTAAACCTACAGGTACACATCAGATTGATCCGATGGATCCAAGTCGTTTAATTAAAGAGCTTGACTTCGATCAAGAAGCTCTTAAGACATTTATGGGATTCAGTGAGCCTACAACCAGAGAAGCTGTTATGAGTATTGTTGGAGAGAAGACTTACAAAACATACGAAGCCATAATCAACTTTACAGCGAACCAAACTATTGGGACACCTGCTAATATGAATCTGACGGGTATACCCCGGAAGTTTTCTGTAGAAAGCTACATCAGTAGGTTCTACGCCGTTAACAGGGGTGTAGTTAGCTTCAGGTATGTAGGTACAGAGGCTATACTCCAACAGATGAGGCGAAGAAACATGAGCGTTTTAACGGCTGCTTTAACTAATCCTAGAGTTGGTACGTTGGTGGCAGAGATGATTGAAACCGGAAAGCCTCTTCCGGCAGACAGAGAGCGACAATTATTTGAAGCACTTGTCGTTGCTTTTGAAAGATTTGATAACATAAACAGTGCCGTGTCTACTGGTGATCAATCTTTAACTATAGTGAGTGACTTTGGACATGCCTTTACCTTTGAAAAGGCTAAAAAATTCTATCAGGAGAAAGTTTTATAATGAAAACATATAACAACGGCCCTCGCAAGGGAATGATGTATGGCGGTGCTGCGAAGCGTAAGCCAATGATGTACGGTGGAATGGCAAAAAAACCCCGCAAGAAAGCTCAAGCGGGGGGAATGATGGCATCAGGTCAAGGACAGATGCGTAATCAAATGATGCAATCGCCCATGACAAAATCTATGGTTAGACCGATGAAGAACGGTGGTAGCTTAAAAATGGTTAAAAACTCTGCAGGAGAAATGGTGCCATTTTATGCTGCAGACGGTAAGGGAAAAAGCTAGATATAGTTTCTGGATTTTTCCATCATCTCATCTGCCATAGACCTGAGATACCTTAGAAGGGATGCGGTTGAATGTGACCCATCCCATTGGGGTAGTCCCTCGACCATTGTAGATTCAAACTGTTCTGGCTTTACTCCTTGCCAAATCAATTCTATGGTTCCATTCTGTTTTAGATTAGCCTGAAATGTAAACAGGTTAGCTTCTGTGCTTTTATTAGCCATCTATTCTTTTTAATTCCTGTATTGCTAGATTGTAACAATCAGCTTTGAATACAAAGCCGTTGCTTGGGTCTACGTCACCCACCCTGTAACGAGTTGCTTTCTCGTAGAAGGTTTGTTTCGGTATTTCACCAAGAATCCAAGCTTTACTATGATCTGTAAGAATACGAACAAAGACGTAACTGTCACAGTCCTGCTTGGTTCCATGTGCAGATACAGAACAATCATAGTTAGGTGATGGAGTAGTGTTACAACGTTTGGTCTTTACGTCCACACGTTTGTTTCCAACCATCAAGTCAAAGTCTTTATTGTTGGCATCCTCGCCCCCAACGTAATCTTTAACAATAACCTCACCAATAGCTCCAACAACATTACTAAGACTACCAGTTATGCTGCCCTGTAGATTACCTACAGAGGCAGCTTTCTTTTTGGCGCGACTAATAATATCAGGTGTTATCTTTATCTGTATCATTATCTTCCTTTGGATAATACACTTCAACCCACGACTTACACTCAGGACATTCTAGACAAGTAAGTATAGTATACCTGTCCCCTGTCATTTCGTCTACATCGTGGTCACCGACCCATCTTAACTTTGTTTTACAATGCCAACAATTCACGATGCTGTCAAGTCAACAACTTCACAAACTCCTGCAGTACAAGCAAGTTCACGAGAGCCACTGGTGTTGTCTTCCTTTTCAAATTCTGTGAGTTTGTTCCAATTGATATGCACTACTTCCATACGCTGTTTCCACTCAAGATAGTCGTCAGGGCCTATGTCCTGATAGGGTGCTTGCTTGTAGGTGTGATCACTGTGAGGAAGGAAAGAAACTCCTGACGCTACATCAAAGTTCTCATACACCCACGCACCTACTTCCATCCACTCCTCTTCTTTTACAGATACAGTTATAGATGGCTTGTGTTCGCACCAATGTAAAGCGTATGTCTTCCACAACTCTAGCTGTTCTATGGCTGTAGTTTGTGTACGAGTAACTGCCCCTTTAGGAGACTGCATTGGGAAACTAAACACAGTAACATTGTCTGGCTTCAAAACGTCTCGTTCTGCGGGTACACCACTGTCAACAAGAAATTGTGTAAGCGGGTCCTTATTATCTCCACGTACTGTCCTTATAAAGTGGTCGTTGTGTCGTGCATGTATCCCGCTTGCTGCGTCCACCAGTTGAGACACAGTACCCGACGGTTTGACACAGGTGATTGCAGTACTCTGTGGGATTCCAAGCATCTGGGCAAAGTTCTTGTTGACCTCTACCGCGTGTTCCCGCATTTCGTCTAGCCAACGCTTGCTGTCTACGTTCTTTGACAAAACGGGATGATCCATGATACCAGTCAAGGAGACACCCAATAAGCGTTCTTCTTCTGCGTTGTCTTTCCATGCTTTCCTCAAATACTTAAAGTCTACAAGGGTTGATTGCAAAGTACCTAAGATAGTTGCTATCCGTACCTTTTCTTTCAAAGACTCTAGCGTGTCGTGTTCACGAACTACTACCTCTGACAAATTACAGAAACTGTATGGGCGTAAGATGATCTCACTGCAGGGGTTCGTACCCCACATGTGTCCCGTCTCACGCCTACCATTACGAGCCACTTGCTTGTCAGCAGCTTCACGGTTGAACATACCACGCTCACCTGACTTGCTGTCGTACAAAGCAAGCCATTCACGCATGAAGGTACCCATTTCAGGTTTACCCTTATAAGCAACTGAGTTGTTCGCTAATGCCCGTTGTCCGTTTCGGTAGATTTGTTTATCAGGCTCATCCCACCACTCACCAGATTTAGCATGTCGCATTTGGTCGTCATTTAAATTAGATAAACTAATTAAAGCTGAACGGCGAACGCCCCCAACAACAACTACTTCTCCCACCTTGCACATGAGGTCGTGGCACTCAATAGGAAACAACCTGCGTCCTGCTGCTTTCTTGAATATCTTAACAGTAAAGTCAAACAGATCAATCAAGGGCTGTGGACCACTGGCTCTACCACCCATAATTTTTAGCCGCGCACCTGCAGGGCGAATACCAGACGTATCCCAAGAAGGAACTTGTCCCGCATACAATAGTGCAATTAACTCACGATAAGCTTTTGCCCATCCCGGCTTGCTATCTGCTACTGTAATAGTGGTGCTAGAATCACTAAAATTATCAGATACGACAGGAAGTTTGTCAACGTTCTCTCTCTCTACACTAAACCCAACACCAGTGCCGCACATTAGTATGTACATACACTCATCAAACGAACGAGGACTATCAACAGGAATGTAACTACAGTTGTAGCCACACACGTTGTCACGATTAAGAGCCGGACCAGCAGTCATCATTGCTCTCATAGATGGCATAACTTTAAGACCTATAATAGCGTCTTCAATTTCAGACCTTAGTTCACTTGGTATGATATAATTGTGTTTATCACGCACATAATTATCCATAAAGCTAATATATCTGGATACAGTTTCATCCCAATCCTCTCGTCTTTCTTCCCCGTCGATCCAACGAGCATAACGTGACTTGTGAATAAATTGTTGATATGGTGTGGGTAGCATGTTGTTCATGTCTATTTTTCCTCTTTCAATTTGATTAGTTTGTTTAAATACCACTGTGCTTTTTTAAGGTCTTCAACTCCGTTTTTGTAACGGTATCTCCAGAGGTACTTAATGATGTTTCCTTGCAAGTAGTATTCGTACCCATCA